TCGTATGCAGAGCCTCTTCGGTGTTCGCAATCCTTCCGCAACCATCAATGAGCTTCGCAATGAAGGTCACGCAATCTACTTGAACACCCGTGTAACTTCTAGCGGTGAAAAGGTTGCTTTCTATCGCCTTGGCACTCCTACCAAGCGCATGGTTGCTGCTGGCATTCAAGCTCTTCGCTCACAAGGGCAGCGTGCTTTTGCCTAAACTTTAAAAGAGTTTTAGGCTAAGGAGAGATATATAATTATGTCTCTCCTTTTTTTTATCTTATGGGTGCATTATGGAAATACAAGTCAAACTTGATGAATTGAGAAAAAATAAATTGTTTATTGCTACGCCAATGTATGGCGGTATGGCTCACGGCTTGTATGTTAAATCATGCCTTGACCTACAAGCAATGATGAGTAAGTACGGTATTGAAACGAAATTCTCGTTTCTTTTCAATGAATCGCTTATCACTCGAGCACGAAACTATCTTGTTGATGAATTTTTGAGGACCGATTATACACACATGTTGTTTATCGATTCTGATATCCACTTCAACGCACAAGATGTGGTTGCTCTGATGGCACTAGATAAAGATGTTATCGGTGGACCATATCCCAAGAAAGCCATTAATTGGCGAAATGTTGTTGAAGCTGCACGAAAGCATCCTGACCTAGAACCAAAAGAACTTGAAAAGTTGGTTGGTGAGTATGTTTTCAATGTTGTTAAGGGAACTAAACAATTCTCTGTGACTGAACCTCTTGAAGTTATGGAAATTGGAACTGGTTATATGATGATTAAACGGCATGTTTTCGATAAAATGAAAGATGCTTATCCTATGATTCATTATAAGCCAGATCATGTTGGTCAAGCTAACTTTGACGGCACCAGGTACATTCACGCATACTTTGATACTGTGATTGATGCCAAAGGTAGTATCACAGATGGTGGAACAGACCGTTATCTAAGTGAAGATTATATGTTCTGCCAAATGTGGCGTAAAATTGGCGGTGAAATCTTCTTGTGTCCTTGGATGAAAACGCAACACGTTGGTAGTTATGCATTCACTGGTGATATGCCAGCTGTTGCAAACTTTGCGGGTAAACTATGAGACTTATTGATTACAAATATAGCGAAGACCGTTTGCTAGAAGAACTCCGTCATTATATCAATGACACTTATAGTGAGCATTACTCGCAAAACAAATTTCAGGCAACTGAATTTATTATGGACTCCGGCCACGGAGAGGGATTTTGTATTGGCAATATTCTAAAGTATGCACAAAGGTATGGCAAAAAAGACGGTTATAACCGCAAAGACCTGCTGAAAGTGTTACACTATGGAATTATGGCTCTACATAATCACGACATGACTAAAGGATTAGATAATGAAACTCTCAAGTGAAACAATTAGTGTATTGAAAAATTTTGGCAGCATCAACCCTGGAATCTTTCTGAAGAAGGGTAAGACGGTCAAGACTGTATCTGCTCATAAGAATATTCTGGCACAGGCCACCATTCCCGATGAAATTCCTGCTGACTTTGGGATTTATGACCTCAATGAATTTCTTTCTGTGGTTTCACTACACAAAGATGATTTGAATCTTGAATTTGATTCGAAAAATGTGGTTATTTCTGGTCTCAAAGGTCGAAGCAAAATCAAGTATCGTTCTTGCGATTCTACAATGATCGTTATTCCTCCCGATAAGAGTTTGCAAGTTCCGAGTCCTGAGATTTCTTTCGAGTTGTCTGCTGAAGATTTTCGATGGATTCTTGATGCGGCTAATGTACTTGGCAGTCCACAAATCTCTGTTGAATCTGATGGCACCAAAGTAACATTGAATACTCTTGATGTTGCAAATGATGCTGCACACACAGAGTCTTTGGAATTGGCTGTTAATGCTGCTGGTAATAAGTACAAGATGGTATTCAAGACTGAAAACATTTCTAAGATTCTTCCTGGTTCTTATGATGTTCAAATCTCTTCTAAGGGAATCTCACACTTTAAGAACAAGAAGGGTGTTGTTGAATATTGGATTACCAATGAAGTTGGTTCTACATTTCAAAAGGCCTAATTATGATTTCTTTTGTTGATGCAGAAACAAAAACTGAAGTCTATGTAAATCCGGATACTGTAAAATGTGTTAGAGAAAGTAGACTTGGTACTAGAGTCCAGTTTGTTGATGACACATATGTAATTGTTGTTGATGATTTGAAGACTTGTGTTGGTAAGTTGACTAAGAAAACTGCCAAATAATATTATGTTTAAAGTGAGGAATTTTTATTATGGATCATCTTCTTTGGGTGGAGTCTCACAGGCCGAAAACAATTCAGGACTGTATTCTACCGGACCGTCTAAAGAAGCCGTTTCAGGAGTATGTCAACCAAAAAAATATTCCGAATCTGCTTCTAGCTGGTGGCCCAGGCGTAGGCAAGACCACAGTGGCGAAAGCCATGTGCAACGAAATCGGTTGCGACTATCTCGTAATCAATGGCTCTGATGAGTCTGGTATCGACACATTTCGTGTCAAAATCAAAAACTATGCTTCATCTGTTTCGCTGAGTGGCGGCCGTAAGGTCATCATCATTGATGAAGCTGATTATCTAAATCCTAATTCCACACAACCTGCTCTACGAAATGCAATCGAAGAATTTGCATCTAATTGCTCGTTCATTTTTACATGCAATTATAAGAATCGCATTATTGAGCCTCTTCATTCTCGTTGTGCAGTTATTGATTTCGGACTGAAGAACAATGAAAAGGCTCAGATGGCCAAAGACTTCTTTGGTCGTATCAAGTCTATTTTGCAAAGTGAATCGGTTGACTATGATGACAAGGTTATTGCAGAACTAGTTAAGAAACATTTTCCGGATTTTCGGCGTGTCATTAATGAACTGCAACGCTATTCGCAATTTGGAAAAATTGATTCTGGCATTCTCGCACAGATTGCTAATGTTTCAATCTCCGAAATTGTGAAACATATGAAAGAGAAGGACTTTGGTTCGATTCGCAAATGGGTTGCCTCTGGCGAATATGATGCAAACACCGTGTTTCGCCAAGTCTATGATGCACTTTATGATATTCTAAAGCCTCAGTCTATTCCACAGGCAGTTTTGATTCTAGCTGACTATCAGTACAAACAAGCATTTGTTGCTGATGGTGAAATTAATCTTGTTGCTTGTCTTGTTGAATTGATGGTGAATTGTGAGTTTGCATGAGCGAAGAAATAGATAATTTGATGCGTAGAGTTCGTGCATCTGCTACAAGAACTACCGGACGAAAAAGAAAAAGAGATTTCGATAGAAAGTATAATTCTTTTAAAACTGATTTTGATAGAAAAGAGGATCCTTCTACCATGTTGGAAGAAGTAACACAAACACAGACCGAATATTTTCTGAGCGCTTCATCTTTGAATGATCATTACATTTCAAAGCTCATGTCGAAGCGCATTGATTTTGGATTGAATACTATAACCCATAAAGAAAATCTCATTTGTGATGTGGACAAGTGGGTCGATTTTGTTCGTTCAACTGCAACTGAAGAAAATATTCAAGTTATCGAATTCACCGATAAGATGGGTATGATTGTTGATCATCTCACTATGGACTTTTTGGACTATAGCGTCAGTTCAAATCTTATCGAAGTGAAGTTGTTTGGCTCTCACGAGTATGTTGACAGCATGCACCAGAAACTGGTGAAAACTTTTTCGGTTGCATCTTGTTATATCGAATGGGTTTATGGTGGAAATGGCGACTCAGTAAACATTCCTCTTCTGCCAGAAAAACTCCCTGTTTCCGAAATGTATCCGTTTCTTGGTGACGAAACTGTTGAAGAATACTATGATCGTTTTCTGAATTCTTCAGCTTCGATTCTTCTTTTGATTGGACCGCCAGGTACTGGCAAAACCACATTCATTCGTGGTCTTCTTCACCACGCTTCTCGTAATGCTATTGTCACTTATGATGACAAGATTCTTGAGCGTGATTACATTTTTGCTCACTTCATTGAAGATGAAACTGGTGTTATGGTCATCGAAGATGCTGATAACTTCCTCAAGCCGAGAGCTGATGGTAATACAATGATGCATCGTTTTCTGAATGTTGGTGATGGCCTTATCTCTATGAAGGGCAAGAAACTTATCTTCTCTACT